CTTGCTAAGGGAAGCTTAACGCTCCTGAATCAAGACCCCTTCGCACACCTGTTTCCAGGCGTTCCAGTTAACTGCTGGTACTGATCCAGGCACGGCGTAATCCCAACTCGGGGCTACGCCGTACCGTGCCTTGTAGTTCGTATGGCCCCGCTTACTGCGGTAGCCCACGAACCCACCCCGGCACGCACCCTTTACCGCAGATAAGAACAAAGCACCATAGTTGAGGTACTTCGTTTTCTCGAAAGCGGCTTGTGTTGAAACGTCCACCTTATCAGCAATAGGAACGTACCTCTTGTAGAGATAAGAACCAGTCACCGAAGGAGGTGCCCACCGCGTCATTTCTCGAAGCCTCGGCTGCTCTAGGCTAGAGCAAGCTCCGAGTTTCACCGCAGCAGGTTTACGAGCGACAGAGATATATACGTCGCTCGTGCAAACGCACGATAAGGGCATGCGGATACCACTGTCTGGGTTTTCCCAGGGCGGTACTTCAACCCTCTCGACTGAATCGGTAAGAAGCCTGATTGTCCCGGCAAGGGATATATCATGCTGTGCCGACCAGTCCACAAGTGAGTTTATAAGTGCGTACCGATCCTGCATAGTCTTAAGCGACTTGCAATAGACGCCTCTGACCGGGTATCCGAAGAAAAAATCGGACCCGCAGGACTCCCGAAAATTGCCTGTCTCTGCACTGAAGGTTTTATCCATGTTAGGAATGAAACCGAGTGCGCGCAGCAACCGAAGTACGGTAGGATACGCTTCTTCAACGACGATGATATCGTCGCCGAAGACCCCAAAATTTCCGATCTCCTTGGCGGTTTGTATCGCCAGATGGTAGGAGCCGTCGGCAGGGCAAGAGACTAATTCCGTTGTGTTCCGGTTGTACCTTATAGGCAACCCTAGACACTTATAGGAGGCAATGACTACACTCGCGAAGATTGCGGTTTGCAGTGGGAAGCAGAATGCATTACCCATCGTGCACATCATGTACAAAGGATTGTACGTGACGTTTAAGTAACCGCAATCCTTTACTTCAGACTTAATTGTTTTCCCTCTAGTGATATCCATCCACTGGAAGGATGACGCGGGGATGAAAGTTTTACACATCTCCCTCGACATGTAGTCTGAAGCTCCCTTCAGGTCGATAGTGCAGTAAGACCCACCCGGAAGCGATCCCCTTCTTGCCAGCTCCGCATTAAAGCGTGGCTGAGTTGAAAGGTCGACTCCAAAGAAGGAATGAAGACGCTGCACTAGGACGGCCTGAATGCCTTTCTGAAAGAACATATTCAGTGGCATCTCGGATTTCACGAGCCGCGAGATTTTTGCGGTTTTCGGAACAAGTGAAATCTTACATCCTTTTTCCACAATGGCAGGACCGAAGCTCAACATTCTGCCGATTTCGGCGTCTATGCGAGCCTCAGAGTTCCGCACCCAGTTGTAAAACCAGTCAACTAGGATTTGGCCTTCCGCAGTTAGCTGACAATGTCCTATTTTTGTAATGAAGGACTCGTCATCTACACCGGGAGAGGAGCCCGGCCCAAAATCGACGTGCTGCTCGATTGCAGCCATGCTCAGGAGCGAGTCACCTTCTACGGTAAAGAAATCGTATAGGGTTTTCTTGAACTCGCCGATAAGCATCGAGTCGTATGGACCGAGTTGGTCGTTGCGCAACTGCCAAACCTCGTTCGCCCTTTCAGCGTCATTAAATGCTGACTCGGCGGCGCGGTCTGCTTCGTCCTGATCTATTTCGTCTTGGAACTTCTTGACGATGGATCGGAGTAGGGCAGCTGCGGCAAACTGTCTGAAGGTGGTATCTGGTCTTGAAATGAAATCGAAAGCGGGACGTCCCGAAGTTTGGACAACACTCCCGTCAAAACCAGGTAAAGACCGACAGACATCATCGTGAATTGAATCCCAAAGAACAGCGCTAGAAATAGCCATCTTATTTCACCTATAGGAGGAAAGAAACTTAGGGACCTACTAGACGGAGACTTGGTAGTCACCCGAGTAACCACTTAAAGGGTCCCAGTACGGCTGGTATCGGCGATACCCTGAGCGATTTGCCAGAGTAAGCCAATATGCGCACTGATGGCAGCGATGACGTTGATACTGTCATAGCTGTCCGACCCTGCAGGCACTGCCAGGCCCGACCGAATCAGCATCGTTTGAACTGGCTGGTTAGCCAGAACGGATGCGCCCTTGCGGGTTAGCACCTCGAACGTGTTCTTCGGAAAAGCCCGGATAATGCCCTGTGGATTAGGCTGGCCCAACACTTTGATGTTCGAAGGACGGAACATAGTGTGGGTAAACGGGGACGACAAGGAATGGACCGTCACACCCGTCTGGGTGCCACCTAAGGCCGAGACAGCGTATTGCTTGCTCGACGCATTAGGCGGAGTATCCGCGACGATGGTGTATGTAGGAGAGGTAAGTCCCGTAATGGCAGCACCGGTAACCGGCGAAGTAGGAGCAAAAGACATGGGTTAATCCCAGATAGAGTTATTGGCTTTTACGGCCAAGGACCCGCCGTTAAGCGGGGTCTCACAGGTAAGGATCCCTGTGTTTCGAGCTAAGGAGCTTGAAAGAGATAAGGAGTTCGGACAGCGTAATCCATTGCTCAGGCTTGATAGGAAGATTTACATCAGGCCATGGCACAGACAAGCTGGCTCGACCCCTCGTGTACCGGTATGTCTCAATCTCTGAGGCATTACTTGCCAGTACAATTGGGTTGCAAGGACGTGAGCCAAAAGAGGCCTTCATTCTCGCAAGATTCAGCCGGGGTTGAACCCGTCTGGATGACGTGACCTTGAGCGACTTATTCACGTATACCCACTGATAAGTGAGGGCGTGGTAGCCATTCAAGATTGTGCCGATATTTGTGAAATAATCGAACACAAAGGAATACGGCACTAGTTCCCACAAGGTCGGCACGAAGTCCGACACACGCAGGCCTAGTATCCTTCCAATTTCACCTTCAGCGGATAGGGTACGGTCGCTATCAATCGCGACTTTGAAAGTACCGGAGTATTTCGCGTTTGCGAATACCTTGTCTACCCGAGAGGTATCGATCGCCCACAGGGATGGGACGGTCTCAGAGAAGGAGGTGAAGGTCGAAGAGAAGGTCTCCTCAGCCTTTCCGTAGGCGTGGAGAAAGCGTGGCTTACGTACGAACAGGTCATACGCCTTAACGGCGTTTTCTATGTCCGAGATAAGCGGCATAACTCCAAGCTTTAACTCCAGCCACGCGTCAGCTTGCACCTTCACAAGCCGACTAATCAGAGCTCGTTTCCTCTTAGGAGAGGCTTTAGTTCTGATAATACGCCTAACGCGCTTCTGTCGACTCAGTCCGAGCTTTAGGTACTCGGTGAATAAAGAGCGCAGAGAACGAAAGGGGTTTCGAATCATATTCAGGGTTTCCTTTAGCTCGCCAAGGAAAACACCGCCCGTAAAGGGTCGTTGCTTGTCGACTGCAGCAGAAAGGAAATTGCCTAGTGCTTGATTCTCAACACTGGAGGTACTAAGCGTCGGGATCGGTCCAGGCAGTGAGTTGAAAAACTGCCAAGAACGAATATACTCCGTCGATGTTTTGCCTGAGGGGAAATCGATGATGGTAACCTTAGCCATCAAATCGCCCTTCGAGACAACTTTTGTACCTGTCCTCTGGTAATCAGAAGAGGCGTCGGTATGGTTGGATATCATACCGAACCACCCAGGCACAGGCTGACCAATGACTTGGTTAGTCCACGACAAACTTCCGTAAGTCGTGTAGGTCTGCTTGTACGTCTGGAAGTCCTGCTTCAAACCAACGACCTCATAGGTCGTCTTTGTAGAGGCGGTCATAGTACCCTTCGGCCGATACGGCCAGCGCCCGTGGAGTTCATAAGGAAGTGAAC